GTTTTTCCCCACTCGGCCCTTTGCTTTATGACGCCACTCGACCGCTACCCCCCATTCCTTTGCCGAGCCGCTGCCCGGGACGCCACGCGCACAAGAGCGATGACAGTGCATGAGATCGCCGTCGCTGCTGGATTGAACGAGCGCACCATTAAGCGGCTATCCAAGCGGGTATCCTGGACTGGTGTTGACGTGGACGTGGCCTTTCGGTTCGCCGCCGCCTGCGGGATTGACCTGCTTCGACTGACGCGGGTCACTCGGCGTAAGGTGACATGGACCAACCGGCTCGCCATGCACCCGGAGCTGATCGCGCAGTGGGAGCTACATCGGAATCGAAATGGGGACGTGGATCTTGCTGGCCTTGGGCGTTGACTTCTCGTTCACCTGCAGCTCGTTGTCCTCAAGCATCTCTGAGAAAATGACGTAGGAGATGGCGTCAAAGATGTGCTTGTTTGGGTCACCGCGCTGGATGTGCTGAAACTCCGTCGCGCCTTTCCGCAACCCCTCCAGCATTCGGATCGTGGCAAAGCAGTTGGAGCTGACGAAGAAACGACCGCTGCGAATCAGGTTCATCAGCAAGTCGATGCGCCTCTTGACCATCTTCGGCTTCTTGGCATCCACGGCAAAGCGGATGAAGAACTTGTGGTCAACGGCTCGCTGAATGATTGTGGCGTCCGTGCCCTCAATGGAGTTCGCTTTGAAGCGGTCCATGGATGTGTCCCCCCAGCAGTTCCAGTCCAGCTGTCGGTCGAGGTAGTTCTCCAGCAGTGTCATCTTGGATAATAGCTCCTCGCCGTATTCTGAGAGCATGACATCGCTCTTAATGTAGACCACCTCGTCCAGCACGTCCCACACAGACATGCCGTCCATGAATCGCTTTTGAAGAATGGCGCCAGCTTGGTTTGTGTCGCCGGTATCCAATCCGACGTGAAGCATTGCCGTGGCTTTGTCGGGAAGCAATCGCTCCCATTCCTCACGTGGAATGACGCGCTCTGTTTCATCTGCGTTTCCAATAACGATTGTGTTCCTGCGCTGCTTGAAGTCCCGGGCAAACCAAGCCCCCTTGAACCCGATGCCGCGCACCCATTTACCTTCCACAAAGCGAGCCCAGCCTTCCGGGTCGTCTTTGTAGGTCATCTTGACGTTGGCGATGTCCTTAGGGTCAGCTAGTGGATTGTCGTCGATACTGAACAGCAGCAGCCCAGTTTCATCTTGAGAGCGGCGGAAGTTGGCAATTTCGTCCTCAGACTTCAACAGCTCGGGCGGCTCCTCAAGGTTGGGGTCAATGAAGAACACCTGATGCGCCCAATGCGAGTCGCCCTCTTCAGGTGGGTTTGTGTCGGCAATCCAAAGGTGCTGGTCGTAGGGTACACCCAAGGCGCGCAGCTGGTTCTTTGGGATGTCGAACGTGGATCGTTCGTGGAAGTTCTGAAGCTCAGAGAAGTACAGGCAGCTGAAACGAGTGCTGAGGAACTTATCCTCAACGTCGCCCTCAAACTCCAATGAGTGCAACTGGAACTCCGCTGTCGCGCCCCACTTATTCTTGATCTGCATGTAGTACTGCCGAGTGGCGCCACGGCTGGTCTGGGTATTGCCCGTTACTGTAAAGAACATGCCGTCTTCTCCGAGTACGTTGTCAGCCTCCCAAATCTTCAGCAGCTTGTACAGATCGTCCCATATGCCGGCCAACCCAACCTTGATCGTCTTACAAAATACGCCGATACGTGCGCCGATCTTATCGTCCCCAGTCTCCCAAGCGTGCTTAATGACCCGATGGACAGCCCCAATGGTCTTTCCAGCGAGTCGCGGCCCCGAAAGCAGGATGTACCGCTTCTTCATGTAGTACGCTTCCCGCTGCTTCGGTGTCATCAGCGGTTCCCATGTTCCATCGTCAGGTCGTATCGGCATTGGTGCTTGCGTTGCTGGAGCACTTTATCGTTATCTCTAACGAACGACAATGCCAGAGCTTGAAATACTAAGGGCGCGTGGCCTGACCCAGGATAAGCTGAAACAGCTGTTCACAACGGACAAGCCTGCGCCCGGCACTGTCGAGCTGCTGAAGCGCATCCAGTCCCGCATCATCGACGGCAGGACTTTCTCATTCACCCACTGGAAGCTGTGGCAGTCCATCGACGCGCTTATCGAGACTCCTTTCCGCCAAGCGTCTACAGCGGTTCTGATGAACCTGTCCGTCAAGGACCCTAAGTCCGAGGAGGTGCTTAACGCCGCCCGTGATTGGGGCCTGACGCACATGATCCGGCAGCGCAAGGACCCGAAGTCTGGAAAGACGCTGACCGAGGTTGACATCCCCACGTTCTTCCAAGTCTTTGTACCACTGGCCCGCGCGTTCTCGCTTGTCCGTGCCGCAAAGCTGACAATCGACCGCATTCAGGTGCCGCTGTTCAAGTGGGAGCCCGTGCATGACACGCCCGCATTGCGTAAGAAGTGTGAGCTGATCACCAACCGGGTTGAGCTGATGGCTGACCAGTTCGGCTACCGACACCAGATCCAGCAGACGATCCGCAAAGCCGTGGAGTACGGCCAGCAGTTGCAGTTCGTTCAGGAAGATTGGTGGGACGAGCGCCATCTGGAAGGGAATCCCCCCGTCGAGACCGTCATCCGTGAAGGCTTGCGGTTTAAGCTGCCGCATCCCAGCTGGACCTACTACGACCAGAACAATCCCCCGGCCAAGTTCAACACGGATACCGGCCCTGAGTTCGCTGGATACTGGATGGTGAAACGCTACGGTGATGTGGCGTCCAACAAGAAGCTCTGGAACGTGGACAAGATCGCGTTCAGCAAGCAGACGTTCACGGACTCCCGAGCCACCGCCTTCTTCCAGCAAAACGGTTGCATTATGGCTGGTGTCAACTTCAAGACACCTGACTGGTCCAACATCCAGCGCGAGTCAGAAACCTCGCACCTGTACACGAGCAACCACACGGACAACCCGGTTCTCATCAGTCACCACTTTGAGCGGTTGGTCCCGTCTGACTTCGGTCTCGCGGACTACGATTACCCCGTGTGGATGTGGTTCGTCGTCGCTTCCGACAACTCGATCCTGTACGCCGCGCCACTGCCGCATTGTCCCGTCACATACTGGGGCTACGACACGGATGACACGCGCCTCTTCAACGCCTCTATGGCCTTGGAATGCGCCCCGTGGGAGACGGCCATCAGCAACCTGTTCACCCAGTACATCCTGTCGGTTAAGTCCAACTTGGCCAACCTCACGCTCGTCAATGAAAACCTGATCGACGAGAAGACTCGGCAGGCCATCGAGAACTTGGGTCAGCAGCGGTACACAGGTCTCAACCTGTTGCCGGTGGACGTGAAGCAGCTGCGGCGCGAACAAGAAACCGTCGCCTCGTCTGCCTACAACGTCCCGTTCCCGAAGCAGGACACGTCCAGTCTGATGAACGCAGTCCAGCTGTGCATCAACTTGATGGAGCGGTCGCTTGTCATGTCGGCTCAAGAGGTTGGCTCCTACGCCACGCATGAGCAGTCCGCCGAGGAAATGCGTGTCATTTCGCAGTCTACTAGTGTTCGCCTTGCCTACACGGGGCTTGGCATCGACAACGCCATATTCGCGCTCAAGGGTCAGATTTACGCCTATCTGATGGCCTACGGAAGCGCAAAGTTCTACGACCACATCGAACCCGGCGACATCTCCAAGGAGGAGTTGGAATCTCTCGGATTCACCGTGGACGAAGCGGGTGGAAACAAGTGGAAGGTTGGCGTTCCAGCATCCGCCCTCAAGATGGAAGCATTCAGCTCCATCAAGGACGGTCAGGATCGAACCAACTCCGTCGCTATCGGAACGCAGATGGTCCAGCTGCTGGCGCCTCTTGCACCCAAGCTCGTGGAGGCCGTCGATCCCGGAACCGTGGTCGATCTCTTCAACCGCACTTTGGACATCTTTGGGCTGCCGAGGGACTGGCGCATCAAGCCTCAAGCAGTACAACCACCTGTTGGCCCTGACGGGCAGCCCAATCCTAATGCTCCCGCCACGCAGGAATTTGTCATCCAGCAGATTCAGGCGCTGGCCCAGAAGGCGATGGAGGTCAACCAGCAGGAGGCGCAAGCCACCCAGCAGGCAATCCAAAGCGTCGTTCAATCCGTCCAGCAGGAGCTTCAGCCCATCGCCGGTCTGTTCAGCAAGATCGACGAGATGGGTAAGATGACGCTCCTTAACTCCAAGTCCATTAGCCAGCTGTCGCAGGACTTGGCCGCACTTGAGCAGTCGCTCGGAATCAATGCACCACCCACAAGTCAACCCGTTCAAGCAGCTCCCGATCTCTCAGGAATCCCTCAAGGACCTGACCCTATGGCTGGCCAAGCCGGAATTCCAACTGTTCCTCCAGCTCTTGGCTGACAAGGCCACCTACCTGTCCATGGAGGCGGGCGCCGCCGCGACTAATGAAGCCGCAAAGGCGTTCGCCGCTGCCGACAAGCCACTCACGATGCCGACGCCGCAGGCAACTGAGGCCGCACACCTTCGCATCGCCTATCACGTTTTAAGCACAGCCCATCAAGAGTCTTGGTACCAGATCGCACTATGAGCACCGAAGCCACCGCAACACCCGCCGTTGAGACGCTAACAACGCCTCAGGTCACACCACAAACGCCCGCCAAGGAGCCGTCAAAACCGGCAACCCTGGAGCACTTCAGCGACGACCAGATCGAAGCCCGAGTTCACGAGAACCTGGATCGCATTCTGAGGGGTGAAAAGCCCAAGAAAGAGGTCGAGAAGAAGCCCGAACCGAAGGTTGAGGAACCCGCTGAAAAGGCCGAGGAAAATCAGCCTGAGAAGCCTGTCAAGAAGGCTAAGGAGGAGCCTAAGTCCGAAGATGTTTCCGAAGATGAGCCGCAGCCCCGTCGTCGCAAGCGTTCGGAAGCGCCCAAGGAGGACGACGGTAAGTTGGAAAAGGCCGTCGAGAAGCTGGCCGACAAGATCACCAAGCGCCAGGAGCCTGAGAAGGGCCAGTCGCTAACCAAGGCGGACGTGGAGAAGCGTCGCGTCTTTGAGCAGATGGCGAAGGACAACCCTGAGGAGTACGCTGGGCTGCCTGAGAAGTTCGAGAAGTTCGTGGCGCAAGAGTCCAAGTACCGCGCCAAGTGGGAGAAGGAAAACCCCGGCGAACGGTACAACCCTGACGACGAATCGCACTCCGAGTTCTACGACAATTACGGCATCGAATACGACAATGATGCCTACGTGGACGCTCGCGTTGAGTTGGCTGCCGAAAAGAGGTTTGAGAACTTCACGAAGCGCCAGCAGGAGCAGCAGGAACGCGCCCAGCGTGAACGGGAAGCGGAGCAGCAGGCCGAGCGCATGACATCGGACATCCCGAAGCTCTTAGCTAAGGAGATCGTCGGCAAGGAAGTGGATCTGGACGCCTTGGAATCCGAGGACCCAGTGGCGCACAACTTCATCACCCGTGCTATGGGTGACGCCAACGAAATGATTTCCGAGCTGGCGAAGCTGTCGGCTGACCCTTCCAAGTTGGACCTCAAAGGCAATCCAACCCACGGCATCATCTTGGAGCGGCTGGAGTACTACGAGAATCAACTCAGTGAGCTTCCGTTCAACAAGACGGTGATCAAAGAGGGTGGCCGCACCAAGGAGTTCGCCACGCTGGAGGACTTCCAGCAGATGAACGCTGCCGACAAGAAGCACTACTGGACCGTCTACACCCACCCGGAACAGACAAAGAAGTACATCCTGAAGGACTTTGGTAACTTGGTGAAGGGCGACATTGAGCGGCACGAGAAGATGTTCGAGCAGCGCCTTGCAAAGCGTAACGGCGGTTCGTCGCAGTCACAAACGAACAAGGAAACGCCTCAGCCTAAGCCTCGCCGCGAATCGCCAGAGATCACTGGAGGTGACAGACGAGTCCCCCCTGTTGAGACTGGAGACGACAAACCAGAGTCCGTTGCTGACCGTATTGACAATTGGTTGAGCGTGAGATGATCCGATTAGGCCAGTGAATTGGCCGCAACTATGGCTATTACGCAAAGCATTATCGACTCAGGCCAGTGTTCCGTTGTCACGAACAACTCGTACAACACGACTGGCTCACTCACGCGTGCAACTCTCGCGGTGCTGACTCCGACGCAAGCCCTTGCGATGTTCAGCAACGGGACCACGTACAACCCGATGGAGGCGTATATCGCGCATCAGCTCGAAATGAGCATGTGCGGTATCAAGCGTGAAGGGTTCTACGACTGGATCATGTCCAGCCTGAAGGATCGCTCTGCGCTGTGGAAGCCTCAGAGCGTGGCTCGTGGCCCCAGCATCATCCAGCCGTTCATTCTAGCGATGCAGGATTCCGTCCTGAACGACGAGGATTGGACCATTACTGGTGGTTGGAAAACAGCGTCTGGATCTCCGTTTAATACTGGAACTCTCTACGACGTAACACCAAGCACTGGAACTGGACCAATCACATCTCTTTCTGGCGGAGACCGCGTTATTCGCGTGGCGCCGAAGTACACACTGACTGTGGATGCGCAGTATTTCATCCCGCAGTACAAGGTTGTCATCCAGTCGCTCTCCTCGTCTGGAACCACGCAGACATCGATCTACCGAATTGTTGATGCTGCACATGAGGCTGCGTCTCCTCCGACATACGTAGACATTCTGCTGAAGGCTGAGACCGACAACAACGCGTCCGCTTGGTTTAACGCAGCTCCAGGATCTGGTGTCGTCCGCTTGCTCCCGCCCAACATCATGGACGTGGAGGCGTTCTGCAAGAACCGCATCAACGTCAACACCAAGAAGCAGGTTCCGTTCTGGGTGCAGACGATCCGCAAGGCCCGCAAGGTCAGCTCCGAGTACACCAAAGTTCGCTCGCAGCTGCTCCGGGACAACGCGTGGTACGCCAAGTTCATCGACCTCGACGACAGCGAGCGCAACCGGCAGGACGAGATCAAGTACCGCCGAGAGCTTGTCAATGCCCTCTTGTTCCAGGAGCCAATCAGCTCCAACCAGACGCTTGCGCTGTGGGGAAGCCTCACGCAAGTCACGTCCCTCTCTGGCGCTACCGTCGATCCCGGCACTGGCAGTCAGCTGATCGGCTACAAGGCGAACTTGGTTGGCCTCCTCCCGCAGCTCCGAGCTTGCGGTCAGGCGCTCGACTACCAGAACGCCGCTCTGAACATCAAGACGTGGGTTGAGTCGTACATCTACAACATCTACCGAGCCCGCGCTTCTGGCGCCAAGCCGAACGCTGAGTCTGTGGACGTGTACACCGACAGCGACACAGCCGCTCAGGTTGAGGTTGCCTTCATCGACTGGTATGCGGATCGCTTCGGCGCCACCAACCAGATCCAGATCGACGCCTACAAGACCCAAGGGAGCAACGACTTTGGCTTCAGCTGGCGCTCGTTCAAGGTGCCCACCAAGCCCGCTGGCGTGACCATCAACATCATCACGTCGATGGCGTTTGATGACCTCAAGAACGCGCTTGGTTCCACCTACGAGCAGGCTGGTCGCTACCTCTGGACCTGCGACTTCGGCGGCTCGATCTACCCGGCAATCGTGGCCAGCAACCGCAAGGTTCACACGGTTGGCGAGTTGAACGACCTGTCCCGGATTGACTCCACGTTCGCTTGCGTCATGGAGAACCCGACCGAGACCGTGACTCTCACCTCGGAGACGCTGACGTTCATCGTCGAGTGCCCGTTGCGTAGCCGCGTTGACTACGGCTTCAGCCAAGTCAACTACACCCCGTAATCGGTACCACAAACGATCAACTGACCTACCAATATGGGAATTATCTATACTCCGACTGCCAGCCCGATCTTCACGCGACCTGCTGATACTACAGCTTATGCCGCAGGAGATTGGGTTGGTGTCAATCTCACCGTCTCTGGCGCGACCAATGCGAGCCCTATCGTGATTACCACGAGTGCGGCCCATGGGCTTGCAACCGACGACGTGGTGACTCTTGCTTCCGTTGGCGGTAACACCGCTGCAAACGGGACGTTCAAGATCACTAAGTTGACCTCGACCACGTTCTCACTGAACGGCTCTACCGGAAACGGCGCGTACACCTCTGGCGGCACTGTCGCTCAATGGTTGCGCTTCCCCAATGTCGCCCGCCCTGGCGGCGGTGGAATTATCCGTGGATGGAAAATGCAAACGAACAAAACGAGCACGACCAACGCGTCCTTCTCGCTGCTTCTTGTTCGCGGCGGTTCCACTGGATTCCAGCTTCCGTGCGCAGCAACTCTGGACAATGCCGCCATTGGATATAATGCCTACACGGAGCGCGATTTGCAGGTTCACAAGACCGCATCAGCGAGCATCTCCGCAACTACGGTGACAGCCTCGTCTGGGTTCATCACTGTCCACGGGCTTTCAATCCCGTTCGACCTAAACGGCACGTCTACCGACCTGTACGGCGCTATCATCGCTGAAGCTGCTTACACTCCAGATTCTGCGCAGACGTTCTCCGTCAACCTTGACATCGAGAAGTACTAACCCCTTCGGTGGTGTGCTGGTGCGAGGGGCCATGCGAGTGCGTGGCCCCTTTTCCGTTGCACAGTATTCGCTTTGAGATAACGATAAAGTCCGCATGAAGCACTACTACCGAAAAGCCATTCCACTGAACAAAGTGGTGACAACGAATGGCACAACGATCCCGTTCGTCGCGCTGACTGACTCCTACGGCTTTGCCGAGTTCGACGACGCGGATACCGAGGGGGCATACTTTATCTCTGAAATTGCCCGCCTGATGAAAGCCCGTGTGGGTGGAATCGAGTCCATCACCGAGCAGCAGTACAACTCCCTGTTCGTTGAAAAAAAAAGCAGTTTGATGCCCTTATTGCCGAACTTTCTGGGAGGCCAACGGGATGGACGGGAAACAGCCAACCCGGTGGGGCAGACTTTGCTCGATACCGCAAACGTTCGTGTAAAGCGTGCGGAGGTTGAGGCGAGTCAGAATCAACCCACGTCACCCAAGGAGCCGCCTATTCAGCCAACCAAGGCGGTCTCGTCGGACAAACCCACCGTTGGCAAGATTAAGGCCGCTGCTGTGGCCGCGTAACACGTCATGGCGTACACGTTCGCTCAATTCAAGTCCGACTGTAACGAGGTGCTTTGGCCGAACGGCGTGCCAGAGAACATGGTTACAGCCATTGATCGCTTCTATACCGAGGCGATGGTGGACGTGCAACGCTTTGCCCCCTGTTACCGCAACCGGAACGAGACCGTCTACGAGCAGTGCTCAACCCTGTTCCAATGCGGGACAACGGTTCTCGACGCGCCGGATGGTCGAATCACACGCGTGTACGTGGTGGACGGCGATGAGTATTGCCAACCTGTCACGTATGCGCCGACGGACCTCTATACGGTCAAGTGCTGGTCAAGGCGGTTTGCGGAGATCGTCAACTCGCCAACCAACGACGGGTTAACTCCACCGCCGCTTGGCTATCGGTATCCTGATTCAACCACTGACTCCGAGTACGGACGCGCTTTCTACGGCAAGTGGTCCATCGACTCTCGCGGATCTGGCACGCGCATTGTTATCGCGCCCTGGATTCAGTCCACTGAGAAGGTTGTCGTCGAGTGGTCTGGAATTAAGGCCACTTGGGAAGACGCTGACTTGGTTGCCGAAGACGACGTGATGCTGACTCGGGCTGTCCGAGCCTACGTCCGGTGGATGTACGAGAGCTTGTACGTCTGCGACCGGATGAACACGAAGCAGTGCCGCGATGAGTACGACGAGGCGTTGTCGGAACTGATCCACGAGTGCAAACGGCGCACCCGAATTCCCAAGCCTGAGGTTTGCAACGACGACCAGACGGCGCTTCTGGCCACTTACTCAACGCCGACAACCACCAACACGACCACCAATGTGGAGACCACTGTACTGGCCGCATTTGGAGATTACGGCGTGGATGACGAGAATGAGCTGGCTGTGGCCAACTTGGTCAAGTCGTGGAACCCGGACGGCATTCTGGCGCTTGGTGACAACAATTACGAGACGGGTTCCGCAAGCACCATCGACACGAACATCGGTAAGTACTACGCCGACTTCATCTACCCGTATATCGGAAGCTACGACTCCTCGGCGACGGAGAACAAGTTCTGGCCCGTGCTTGGCAACCACGACCTCGACACGTCCAACGGCCAGCCTTACCTCGACTACTTCCCGCAGCCGATCAACCAGCGGTACTACGACACGGTTATTGGCAACGTCCACATCTTCGCGCTGAACTCCGGCTACAACACGGCTGGAACCATGGTTGAGACTGCCGGAAACGATGGCTCCTCAGCTCAGGCGACATGGCTTCGCAACCGGCTACTGAAGTCCACTGCCAAGTGGAAGATCGTCATCCTACATCACCCGCCGTACACGAACGGGTCCAGCTACACGCCGGGATACACGGCGCTCCGTTGGCCTTTCGAGGAATGGGGTGTGGACGCGGTTCTTTCCGGTCACTCGCACGTCTACGAGCGCATTGAGAAGGGCTCAACCAACTTCCCGTACATCGTCGCTGGAACCGGAGGTAAAACGCTAGACACCTTCATTGGAAGCCCTGTGGACCAAGCGATTGGCTACAACGCGATGCATGGTGCATTGAAGATCACGGCCACATGCTCGACGCTGGCGATTGAGTTCTACAACAAGGACGGCGAACTGATTGACTCCGGCACGGGTGACGACGGTGGCTATGTCCCGCCGCCTAGCTCGTTTACGGTCTACTATGGTCGCTCAACGAACACGATTCTGACTGGGCCTGAGATCATCGCCCTGTCCAATTCGTCCGTTGCCACCACACACGTTGGCTCGTTCAGCTATGCGTCCGGCTCTGGCTACTTGTACTACGCGGTTCCTGACACGCGAAACCCAGCGGCCATCAAGATCGGATCGTTTGACGTTCCGTTGGCCGGTGTCACGGAAGGCTACACGGGTGGATCTGGGCTGATGACGTATGCCATTGTCTCCGTCAGTGGCACGGACTACCGAGTTTATCGCACCTACAACACGACCGCCGGATCGACCACTTTGACAGTCGCTTGATATGCCAATCTCAGGAACAACCCCTATTCTCGGAGCCGTCGCGCCAAACGATGCGTTGGACACGTATCCGTCGCACCTTGAGGAGTACGGAAAAGGGGGCTTCCGAACCGTGGCCAATAACACAGAGCGAGATGCCATCTCTGCGGACAGGCGCAAAGCTGGGATGATTGTTCAAGTCCTCAGCCCAAGGAAGTTCTTTCAGCTGGATTCCGGACTATCGAACTCCGACTGGTTCGAGGTCTTCATTATGTCGCATCCGCCTACCGTGGACACGACGGCACTGCTCAAGGCGATACCAACCGCTCGTTGCGGAGGGTTCATTCTAAGGCTTGGAGACGCAGCTGCTGGCGATGGTGGCCATGGATTGGATTACTGGGATGTCAACTGCACCGATGCAGACAACCCGCCTCTGGTATCGAGGCCGGACGATTTCAGTTCGCAGGGAGCTTGGAGAAATTTGATATGATTCGTTTCTTAATCGCGCTGGTTTTTTCATTCTCGTTCTTAGCCAAGGCTCAGAACTCGCCACGGTCATTCAACACGATTGCCGAGATGTTGGCGGCAAACCCAAAGACAGCAGTGACGAACGCTGTGGTTCTTGGTCGCAATTCGAGAGGAGACGGCGGTGGTGGCGATTTTTATTACAACGCGTCCAGTTCTGCATCAACAAATCAAGGGACTGTTTTTAAGCCGAATGGATATTCCGGAAGGTGGATAATGGTTGTTAAAGGAAACGCCACATCTAGTCGTCAATGGGGAATTTTTTCTGGCGCTGTTTCGGATGACCAAATTGCCACGCTTAACAACGCTATAGCGTGGAACGCTGCGAATGGCTATGAGACGAGGCTTGATCCAGGCCAGCACACGGTTACGACAAACATCGTCTTGGTAAGCAATGCTCGCATTGTCGGCTCCCCTGAATCTGTGTGGCTCCGAAATTACGTCCTTCAAAGCCGCTACGATAAGGCTCTGTTCTCAATCGCCAACGCTCCATTGCCCACCGACTCTTCGGTTACGGCAGTGCCAATCGTCGCGACAAACGTCTCTCTTCAGAACGTCATCGTTGGAGCCGTGGCAACGAACAAGCTTGGTCCACTCATCGCTTTTCTCGGCGTCGACTATGGAAGGATTCAGAACTGCGAGGTTCGCCCCGGTGCCTATGATTGGTCCATCACGTGGTATGGAAACAATGGGATAATCACAGGCAACCGAATCAAATCCGTCTATCCCGATTCCGGAAGCACTATTTTCACGGATGGAATTCACGTCCTCGGAGGCACAAACGGAGTCATCGCGAACAACGTGATCGAATCCGGGGACGACAACATTGCATTCACCACATTCAATAACGCAGGTATCAGCCATTGGACAGTCTCTGGAAATAGCCATAAGGCATGGCGGGCCAATGCTCTGCGCTTTCAGCAGGAGAGCGCATACGCAACAAACCTGATTCAGCACATTTCGATCACTGGAGGTTCCGGTGAGGCTGGTTTGTTGAGGAACGGAACGATCCTGTTCTACAATCCAAGCGCCACAAATAACCCGTACCCGTTCCGAAGCATCTCAATCTCCCACTACAAGCTGCGCGGTGGAGGATTGGACGGTCAGCCCACGCCAGTCGGCCTTTCATACGGCATCTACGCAACCGGAGTTGACGGCCTAACGCTGAGCGATGTCAGCCTCGGGAATACGCCTTACGGGAATTACATTTTCGCCTGCAAAGATATTACGATCAACAACTGCAAGATGAGCGGCGGGCTTTACTCCGCCGGGTTTTTAGCTCCGCTCCGTGTTCAGGACAGTACAGACTTAACCATTACTGGGGGTCGCTACGTTCCAGACCTTTCAACGGTTGCCTCTGTCCAGGTGGTTAGCGTTACGAATTCATTCATAGGCGGCGGAATCTACATCGAGGGAAAAAGCAGCGCGCAGCCAGCGTTGCTTTACTCGCTTTACAATGGATCAGTGAAACTCATTGGAGCAAAGGTTTACAACTCCGCGTCCGGAGGCGCTTCTGTGGTTTTTGCGAATGACCCATTGAACGCCATCGTTGCTGGAAACACCCTTTCCGCAACCGTTCCTCTTTTCTGGTCAGCAACCGGGCTGCCACCAAAGGGAAGCCGTGTGCATTGGAACGAGGGCATTCCAGAGAAGGAAACAGAAGCCACAACGTTCGACGTCCTGAACACGGCAAACAATGGCTACGTTGGCTCACTCAATAGCCGAGCGAACGCGACAAAGCTCCAACTTCAGGCAACAAACGGAATGATCACGTTGGCGCAGGATAGCGTCGACGGAGGAACAAAGAATGTGCGTCTAGGATTCCAGCCAAGCGACGCATCAAAGGTTGATAACGCGTTTGCCTACTCTTCAGACAACGGTTCAGCGGCTCAGTTGACCATTAATGGTGGCACTGGAAATATGAACAGCCATCAGAACCTTTACTTCAACATAGCGACGAACAGCTATGAGGGTACGGGAATGCCGATGATGCTTTTGACGTATCGAGGGCTCCGATTGGAACGCAATGTTGCAAGCCTCGCTTCGCCTGATTCTCTTTTCCAGGTTGTTGCAACTGACCGTGGAAGTAGGCCTATTCCGTCTCTCACAACTTCACAGGCAAGCGCCATCAGTGTACAGAATCCAGGCCTCTTCTTTTACGATACGGACGAAACAAGCCCGGCAGTATCAACAGCGGCGTCCACTTCGTACTATCGCTACTTACTCCCGCGAATCTCTTCAGACAGAGGAGACGCCAATGTCACGCTGACATCTACCGA